ACGCATTGCCTCAATACCTTTTTGTAGGTGTAAGCGATGAAGGCGACATACAACTTGACGCAAACGAGCCGATACCTAACCAGGTTATGTTTTATGACGTTGATGGTGATCTAGAACGCTCTGCAGCAATACCACCAGGCACGCTTACCTATACGCAAACATGCACGTGGGTATCGAGCGCCAATGTGCAGTTATGGCTCGGACTACCCAGCCCACTTAGCGCCGATGAGACAACGTTTCTTGCGCAATGTGTTTCTGCCGGTAACCAGGTCGCCTATCGGCGTAGGCAAGAAGCAGGATATTACGACAGCCTTAGCACAAGCCCATCTGGCGATTGCACGCTCGGCACAATAATGCTGGCTGGAGCGTATTTTAGGCAGCGTGGCAGCATCGATCAGTTTGCAAGCTTTGATGCTATGGGCCAAGCAATCACCACCAATGCTTTTACACCGATGGTGAAACAGTTGCTAGGTATTGATAGGCCTGCTGTTGCGTAATGGCTTACACAGACCTGTTCAATGAGGCCATAGACGACCTAGCCACCACGCTGGCGACCATCACAGGCCTGCGAGTAGTGACAGACCCTCGCAACCTCAACAGCAACTGCTGTTTTATCGATGCCCCTACCTTTGAGGCTTTCAACAACAAAATCGTGACGATGCGTTTCCCTGTGCGCGTTATCGGTATTGGCCCAGGCAACCTAGACACGCTCAGACCGTTGCTTGCAATCGCAGCTGCACTACTCGATAAGAACGTGGCAGTGACTGATGGCAGGCCAGGGCTTGCCAGTATCGGGGGGCAAGAGTTCCCTGCCTATGATCTACAAATCTCTTTGCAGGCTGCATACCTATAATGCTCACCTGCCCTAGTAAAATCTGACATAATAAAAGCATCACTGGTGGCCGACAACACCTAACACCAAAGGACAGACATGGCCACCAGCACTACCACCTATCTCACAAACCCGACAGTGACCGTCACACCTGCCACAAGTGGCACTCCTGTTGATTTAACAGCGCTCTGCTCATCAGCCACACTTACCGTGGGCTATGACTCGCTTGAGTCCACCAGCTTTGGCGACACAGGCCACGTATTTGTAAAAGGATTGCAAGCCGTTGAGGTAACTCTTACGCTTTACGCTGCATACGGCGCTTCATCTGTTGAAGCTACATTGTTTGCTGCACTTGGTTCAGGAACTTCAACGCTTGTTATTTCGCCTGCTGGCGCGACAGAGTCTGCCAGTAATCCCGAGTATACGATTAGCTCGGCCATGATTTCCTCGTTTACACCGATCACAGGCTCGTATGGAGAGCTCAGTATGATCGAGGCAGTCTGGACAGGGGGCACCTTTGTCCGAGACATTACATCGCCCTAATCTCTAAACAGAAAGCAGACCCGACATGCAACTAACCATGCTCGTAAACATCGGCTCGGGTGACTACACAGTTACCACGAACCTCTACACAATCGTTATGTGGGAGCGCAAATACAAGCGCAAAATCAGCCAGATACAAGATGGTGGCCTCGGTATTGAGGACCTGGCATACATGGCTCACGAAGCAAGCAAACAGCAAGGTGCAGTGACTGTGCCTCTAATGCTTGACGACTTCATCAAGCAGCTTGTGAATCTTGAGGTGATCGAGCAACCAGATGCAAACCCTACCGAGGTGGCACCTACCGACATTCCCTAGCAACACTGCTAGTCGAGTGTGGCTGGTGGCCACCACAAATAGAGTTTGACGTACCCGACCTGAACACCTGCATTAGTATCATCAATGAGCAGAGGAAAAAGGCCAAATGAGCGTTACAGCAAGCACCGAGATTTACGGCCTGAAGGCAGCGTTGGCTGAACTGCAAAAGATTGACAGCAAAACCAAGTTCAAAGCTGTAAACCAGATCAAAGCTAGTGGCGCTGAGATGGTGAGTCGCGTGGCTCAGACATACCCTGGTGTACCACCCCTGTCAGGTATGGGGCCCTCTAAAAAGGGCACAGGTCGCCTCTCGTATGACCCTAAGAAAGTGCGCAAGGGCGTGACCATTCAGGTGGGTGGGCGTAGCCAGCGTGGCTCATTCCCACTGGTAACGCTTATTCAAAAAGATGCCGGTGGTGCCATTTTTGACATGGCAGGTTTGCGTGGCGACACAGGCCAATTCTCTGCGTACCTCACCACGGCTTACGGCCCTGCCCAGCGTGGCATGTGGCGTGAGCGTGAATACATCTACGGCCAAGCCACCAAAGACATTTTGCAGGCCATCGAGCAAGTGCTCAACCAGGTGAACAGGACACTCGGCTAATGGCTGTTTACATTCCCATCGTTTCGGAGTTCAACTCCAAAGGCATTGACAAAGCCATCAAAGAGTTCAACAGCCTCGAGACCGTAGGCGCTAAAGCCAACTTCGCCCTCAAGAAAGCAGCGTTACCTGCAGCTGCAGCAGTCGCTGGTTTAGCTGTTGCCCTCGGTGACGCTACAAAGGCAGCAATCGAGGACGCTGCATCGCAAGCTGAATTGTCACGCCAACTCAAAGCAACCACTGGCGCAACCGATGCACAGGTCGCTGGTGTTGAGGATTTTATTTCTGCACAGGGCAGGTTGCTAGGTGTAACCGATGATGAGCTACGCCCTGCTTTAGCTGGCCTTGTTCGCGCTACAGGCTCGGTCAGTGAAGCGCAAAAACTAGCAAGTGCAGCAATGGACATTGCAGCCCAAAAAGGCGTACCACTGGCGACAGTCACAAAAACCTTAGAGAAGGCCTACGGTGGCAACCTCAAAGCCCTAGCCAAGTTGGCACCCGAGTACCGACAGATGATTGAGGACGGCGCATCGTTCGAGGACGTTATGTACGCCATCGGCACAGCCACAGGTGGTGCTGCATCGACAGCTGCGAACACTGCGCAGGGGCAATTTAAACGCCTCAGCATTAGCCTGGCCGAGACTAAAGAGTCAATAGGCGCTGCACTTTTGCCTGCTGTAAATGCTGTACTGCCGGTATTGGCTGCGCTCGGCAATTTTGCTAGTGAGAACACCACAGCATTTTTGGCTGTGGCTGGTGTCATCGGCACCCTTGCTGGCATCATTCTTGCCTATAACGCCTACCTGAAATTGCAGGCTGCATACACCATTGCAGCGACAGTTGCCCAGGCAGCGTTTAACCTTGTCATGTCTGCAAACCCTATTGCACTTATGGTTATTGCTATTGCTGCTTTGATTGCTGGTTTAGTGCTGGCCTACAAAAAGTTTGAGGGATTTCGTAACATTGTTGACAGTATTTTTAGTGTCATCAATACTGTGGTCACTTCTAGTATTGGCGTAATCAAAAGCTACTTTTCAACTTTGCTTGGTTTCTATAAGGGCATTTTCAACGGCATTGCTACCCTTTGGAATAACACCATCGGTAAGTTGTCGTTTAAGGTTCCTAGCTGGGTGCCTGGTCTTGGTGGCAAGGGCTTCGATGTTCCTAACATTCCAATGCTGGCTGAGGGTGGCATCGTCAATACGCCAGGTGGCATACTTGCGATGATTGGTGAGAAAGGCCCCGAGGCTGTAATCCCTCTCGATCGTATGGGCCAGATGGGTGGCAACAATGTGACTATCAATGTGAACGGTGGCGACCCTCAGAGCGTGGTCAATGCTTTGCGTACTTACATGCGTCAAAACGGCTCTGTACCTATCCGTGTGAGCAACATCTACTAATCATGGCTCTGCAGATTTATGAGGTGTCGTACTCGACCAATGGCTCTACCTGGACAGCACTAACCAATGTGCAAAACATCAATTTCAATGCTGGCCGTATCTCACAGTTAGACCAAATCAAAACAGGCACAGCCACTGTCGAAATGCGCTACCCCACTGGCTACGCCTCACCCATCACGGATTTGGTTTCAGGTACACAGCTCAGGATTAGAAACATCACACCCTCAATAACCACCAAACTCATTTGGACAGGTTTTATATCTGATGTATCGGCTCAGTACGGTATTCCATACTCAGGTGGCGTAGGTGAGGCTGACTATCTAACTGTTCAAGCTGAGGGCTCGTTTGCTCGTTTTGGCCGTATGCAAGGCAACAACTATGCAATGGCTGCAGGCAACATCAACACTCAGGTGGCCTCATCAAATGCACAAACAGGTTTGACCTTACAAGTGCAGCCACTAACCACTATTGACCCCACCCCAGTGTTCAATGGCAACCTAAGCGCAACCACAGTTAGTGGCACTTGGGGCGATTGGGTCGCTCGAGTATGTCAAACGCTAAATGCGCGTCTGTGGGAGTTAGGCAACAACGCCATCATCGTTAGCCCTTTTGCCACTAAGGCTTTGAACCCACCAAGCTTTAGCGATGTAAGCAATGTTGGCAACATACAAAAATACAACCAAATCAGTTTTGACAGCCTTGCCGATAACTACTACACACAGGTGACCGTAACGCCAGAAGGTTTTAGCGCAGCCACAGTCACGCAGGTTGGCGCTACCACGCCGTATCGGGCATATCAAACAAACACGCTGAACGCCAGCACCAGCCAAGCCACAGACTTTGCTAACTATCTGCTCGCTAACTACGGCACAGCACGATTTGCTATTAGTTCTTTTACTTGTTCAGCCGAGGCACAAGCGCAAAACTATCTTGACTTTGTGGGCTGGAATACTGACCTAACCACTTGTGCCGGTACCCAGGTGGCCGTTACTTTTCGTGGCACTACTTACCAGTGTTTGATTGAGGGTGTGAAGGTGTCGGCTACTCCTGCTGGCGCTTCGTACACTTATTTTGTGTCGGGTGCTGATTTGAACGCCTACCTGCTACTTGATAACACGACTTTCGGCACGCTCGATTACAACAGATTAGGATACTAAACATGGCTACACCACCAGATTTCACCACAGGCCAAGTGCTTACAGCAGCGCAAATGAACGGCGTAGGGCTTTGGCTTGTCAAGACACAGACGGTCGGGTCTGCTGTTCCCGATGTAACTGTGACCGACGCATTTTCGGCAGATTACGACAACTACAAAATCCTTTACACAGGTGGAACTGCAAGTGGCGCTGTTGGCCCTCTCAACATGAAATTGGGTAGTTCTACTACTGGTTATTACAGCGTGGCCACTTACGGTCTTTACACTGGCACTACTGGAATAGTGAGCAACAACAACGTATTGGGTTATTGGTATTATGCTGGCGCAGCCAATAATGTTGTGGGAAACATTCTAAACATTGACGTTATGGAGCCTTTCAACTCTGCTAAATACACTCATTTCAACGGCTTTTTCAATGTTGTAGATGTTGCTGGAACCACTGGTGGTTATCACGCAGTAAACGCAAGTTACACATCGTTTACGCTTACGCCGGGTAGTGGCACGATTAGTGGTGGCGTCATTAGCGTTTACGGATACCGATAGGACAAACCATGACAAACCCAAACATACAAATAGATGACCTTGTGCGTGAAATGACCGATGAGGAACACGAAGCACTCCTCGCTACTGGATGGACAATGGAACCAAAAAATGAAACGCTTAGCCCTGATTAGCCTGCTCGCCATCACCCTCACAGCCTGCGCAGACCGTACAAGAGTGAACTGCGAACGCATAAAAAACAAAGCACCCGGTGCAGTAGAAACCAGTGTGCAAGTTGGTGGTGGTCGTTGTGGCTAGAACGCGATACACAAACGATGAAATAAAAGCCCGACTAATTTTGATCGTTGGCATCACATTGTCGGTCACATTTGTGGCATCCACAGGGGCTCTGCTGTTCGGACTTTTATTCGTGGTACAGCCTCTGGAAGTTAGTGAGAATGATAAATCTGCCTGGGCGCTTTTATCGCCCATGATGCTCTTTCTTAGTGGGGCGCTCTCATCGTTGCTCGCTTCAAACGGAATCAAAGGACCACCCAAACCACCAACAAAGGACACAGAATGACCCTCAACCTCACACCCTCACAGAAGGCTCTCCTAGCCTCCTACGGACGCTCACTGCTCGCCAGTGCTGTCGCTACATACACAGCCACACAAAGCCCCACAGCAACGCTCAACGCAGTTTGGGCTGCAGCAATCCCCACAGCCATGCGCTACTTCAACCCAGCAGACAAGGCATTTGGCCGTGCCTCGTAAATACCCCTACTATCCAGTGACCACACCCGGCACAGGCAAACTCGCAGGCACTGAGAAGTTTGTTGATCTATGCAAACGGCGCTGGGGTTTCACCAATCTGGGCACGTTTGTTGTTCGCAACATCCGTGGAGGCAAGACCCTCAGCACCCATTCCTTGGGTGTCGCTGGCGACATTGGCTATCCCAAGACCAGAGCAGGCAGAGCACAAGCCAAGGAAGCGTGGGATTGGTTTATTGAGCACTCAGAAGCCCTAGGACTGTGCGAACTGCATGATTACGCATTTGGGGACTACGGCCGTGGTTATCGCTGTTCTAGAGGCGAAGGGCAAAAAGGCGTCAAAATCTTTACAGCAACCGACAACGCAGGTTCAATCGGGGGAGCATG